AACGAGCAGCTTAGGGAATCGCTTCCCTCTGTCCACATACCGTGGATTATGGCGTGTAAGAAAGGATTATCTTCCCCATGACACCTACTCGGAATAATGGCTCTGTCGTCTATAAGTCAGTTGTGACCGGAGCAGACACCATCTCGTTTCTCCTTAATACGGAGTACCGGGATGAGCTGTGTAAGGCCCTTTTCGACTATAATTCGCAGAGTTTCCTTGTGGTTGTACACGGGGGCGATCGTCCCTCCCTTACTATTACCTTTCATGATGAAGAGGTAACGCCGTGCCTGTAAAGCTCGAAAGAGTAGTTCCTGGTTCCTTAACCATCCTTCGGGATAGTAAGGTACGTGAAACCATTCGAACGAAGGCATCAGATGGGACAGTCAGTACGTCTCAAACTGGACTTCTCACGACACGTTGCGTGTCCGACAGGAGCCTAGGAGGCCCCGGTGGGTTTACAACGGTCCAAGGTCGTAAGTGGCAACGCGCCACGAACTACCTTCTCTATGGATCGAATATCCAATCCACCCCAGGGACTTGGCGTACCTCCAATGCCACCTATAGTGATATCACAATCACTGGTGAATATGGAGTAACCAACGAACTCGACGGAGTTTTCCACTATGGAAACGTCGGGTGGGACGCCAACATGGCGGCCCGGACTGAGGTCGAGTGCATGTTGAAGCTGAACGATAACAAAGTTCAGCTTGCCCAGTACCTTGCCGAATCGGTGAAGACTGGCGACATGATTGCAACGCGTGCTGCCGACTTGTTCGGTGCGCTTCTTTCTGTGAAGAAAGCTGCTGCGAACGGTTTAAAAGGTTGGCTTAAGTCATCCTTATCTTACTCCGTTAAGCACCCCGGGAAGAGATTGCCGCAAGGCTATCTTGAGTTCCAGTACGGGTGGTTGCCACTTGCCAAAGATCTCTATGCGCTTAAGGACGTCTATAACAAGGGGCTTGACATCCCTGGTCATTTCGTCCGCGCTACTCGTACAGTCAAAGAAGGGCGCTCTAACCGTAAGGCTTCGAGCTCCAATTACTTCAAGGACTGCACGGATAACGGTCGCGGTACCTTCGGGACCGAGATCGTAGCTGCCATAGATGATGCGAGCTTGCAAAAGCTCAAAATGTTGGGGTTAGTCGACCCCTTAGCACTTGGGTGGGAACTGGTTCCTTACTCCTTTGTTGTCGATTGGGCTATGCCTATCGGGAACGTGCTAGCCGCCAGGTCTGCTCAGGCAGGCTTGACGTTCGTTGGAGGCCGAACCTTCCAGCTCATCGAAGGTAACTTCGATGGCAAACGGAAAGGTCCGGTCGGTTATGACGAGGTAGCGTCTCAAGTCGTGACCGCACAATACATGCGTTTCGAGCGAAAGCGCCTTAACGGGTTTCCTTTAGCTAGACCGTATGTCAAATCTCCTTTCTCAACACAGCACGCCGCAAACGCGCTCGCGCTGTTTATGTCACTCAGAAAGTGACTTTCTACTCCGGCAACAGCCGGTACAAAAGAAAGAGCAAGTTATGCCCAATCTTACTTCATTGGTCCTCACAGACCGTGCTGCGACTCCGGTCAACCACACTTTCGCGCCGCAGGGGATCAACCCCCAAGGCGTTGCGGCTCTCCGTGAGTCGTCCGGTGTGCCGATCGGTGACAATCAGGTTACTGTGTCGCAGAAGCAGCTGTCCACTGGGAAGTGGCAGTCGCGGCTTCAGTTCACGTTCCCGATCGTTCAAACTCAGACGATCAATGGGGTTTCGGCCCCCACCGTGGTGCGCACTGCGCGCGCCGAGGTGTCGTTCAAGTTTGATTCCACGTCAACGCTCCAGGAGCGTAAAGACGCGGTCGGCATGGTGGCCAGTGCTTTGGCTTCGAGCCAGGCTATGATGGATCCGGTGCTTACTCAGCTCCAGACCCTATACTGACCATGCGGCACACTGTGGTACTCATGCTGGTGCTTATGTTTACTCTTGCATTCAGTTTGATACTCCTCAATGCCGTGAACCATGATCATGAAGGACTACCTCATGAAAAGACGTACTACACGAACCGTTACGAACGTGAATACGCCTATCCCGGCGTCCCTGAACCAACTCCTACGGAAGGAAATCGAAGCGTTGCCCGAAGGGTTCCGCAACGATTACCTGAAGCAGGAGGCTTTTTCTAAGTTCCTCTCTGACGAAACAGACGCATCCTGCGTCCGTAAAGAGCGAGCAATACTCAAATGGCTCGCTGTTGAAGAAGACAATGAAAAAGCTGAAGAGCGAATCCTGACGCTCCCCTCTGATTACCTCATCCTTGCGGATGAGCGGAGGGGGCGTTGGGATGACTTCGTATCTACAGTTCAGAAGATCGTTCTCGATGTCATCGGCGATGTGCCGCCCGATGGGGCCCTATTCGGGGCTTTCTCAGGCGGTGCGACCGTTACTCGTAGACGAATTGACGGGCACCCTGCCCGGAAGTTCGCCGGACAAGCAGAAATCACCTCTGCAAGTTATCCTCTCTTTTGTGATGCAATACAAGGCACCATGTGGGAGGAGGACCTGTTCCTAGACCATTTCGATTGTCTAGAAGCTGAGGGTATCATCCGTCGCGATTTAGCGGCGTATGGTGAGGTGCACGAGAGTGTTATCTCTACGGCACTGCGAATCTTCGCAGCACCCCGTATCCAACTTGTGGACGGTAACGAACTGTTTACCGTACCCAAAACGTCCGAGATTGATCGTGTGGCTTGTAAAGAGCCCTCGCTCAACATGTACATGCAGCAAGGCTTAGGCGAGTTTATCAAACATCGGCTTAACACCCGGTGTAAGATCGACCTCTCCAATCAGGGGAGGAACCGTTCGCTAGCCCGTACAGGCAGTATTTCGGGAGAGCTGGCTACTCTAGATCTGAGTAGCGCGAGTGATTCTGTCACTTGTGCATTGGTAGAAACCTTTCTGCCGCCCGTCTGGGTAGCCATGTTGAAGACCGTGAGGTCACCCGTTACGTACATCCCGTCCAAAGGGGTGTCGCATGTTAATCGGATGATCTCTAGTATGGGGAATGGGTTTACGTTTCCTCTGGAAACTCTCCTATTCTATTCTATCGCAAGAGCGGTAGCCCTCAGACTAGGGATCAGTGGAACAATCAGCGTCTACGGGGACGACATAATCTGTCCGACCCTGCTTGCCGAACCCCTCGCTTACGCCCTCCAGGTCTGCGGCTTCAAGGTTAATCCTAAGAAGTCATATTGGACCGGTGGCTTCCGCGAGAGTTGCGGTGGGCATTACTATTATGGCGCTGACGTTACCCCGTTTTACGTTAAAGCACCCATGCGTACTGTTCAAGATCTTATCCACGTTTGCAACGCGGTTAGGAAATGGAGCGGGCGCGACGGCCTAGGTTGCCTCGACCCCCAATTGGAGGGCCTTTGGTTAACATTGAGTCGTCATGTGCCTAAACGGTTTTGGGGTGGCTTTGATGTCGACGACAAGTGCCGACTCGTCTCTTATATTGGTGATGGTTCGATAGAATTGTCTCCTATGAAGGTCAAGCGAAAGCTGCCTGAGATGGGTAGGTACCTGTTATGGCACAATACCACTCATGAACGGAACGGGTCCTCTGCCGTTAATATCGGTCAGGACCTGCAGGATACGCCAATATTTGAAGCAAGGCGTGTACCTGCGTTCCGTATACGGAAACCAGATCAACTATGGCCAGCAGAGATTGCTGTCATGTAATCCGGTTATCGCATCTCCCCGTGAGG